TTGGCATATTTGACATATATTCAGATAGTTCTTTTGCTCCTTCAACCAACGCAGTCATACTTTCTGCTGTTTGAGCAGCACCAGTCATATATCCAATCATCTTTCCAACTCCTTCTGCCGCAGCTCCTATACCAACTCCTATAAGAGCAGCAGCTGCACCAACTCCGACCAAAGCCGCAACTCCGACTTGGGTTGTTGGAAGTGCCATTCCCAAAAGAGCAGTAGATAAACCATACAAAGCATAAGTTAAACCTGCAATGGCAGCTGCTGCCATGACAAATTCACTAAATTCTAATTTTTTGAAAGATTCAACAAGAAAAGAGAAACCATAAGCAGCGGCACCAAGTCCAGCACCCATTAGTGCAACAGCAAGACCAAAACCTGCCATTTGTGTTCCTGTCATCGTAGCAGCAGTTCCTAGGACTCCAAGCTTGGGAACCATTTTTGTAGTCTCTGCGTCTGTCGTTCTACCTGCTGCAAAGATGCTCGCGGCGTATTCTTTTATAGCAGCGGAAGCAAAAGTCGTAACTCCAGGGATTAACCCCATTACCTTGGTAAATAAAGCTGCCCCAACCAGAAACTGTCCAACTCCCGAAGATGCAAAATCTATGGCATATTTAAATATTTTAAGTCCAAAATTCATAGCGTCAACAATTTTATTAACAGTCTCTCCATCTAATGCCATTCTTTGCAGCTCAAAGGCAAACTTTTCACCTATTGGAAGAGTTGCCGTCAATATCTCATTAAATTTTTCTTGTAATTTTTCAGACCTTTGGGCTTGAACTTGCTGATCTTTGTAAGCACTCAGCGACATTCCAAAGATCTGATTAGCTTTAGACATATCACTAATACCAGCAGCTTGAGCTATAGCTTTTTGCGTGAAACGGTCCATTTGAGCAAATTGTTTGTCACCAGCGTTAACAGCTCTTATAAGAGTTTCAATTCTTTCATCTTCTTTCATCATAAGCATATCTGTTGCGGACATTGTTCCACCCAATATTGAGTTCAATTTACCAGCAGTTTCAGCAGCTGATTCAAATGTGTCAAACTTATTAGAAATTGTCAACAATTCGCTAATTTCGGTACCAGAATTCCTCGCAGCAACAGCCAAGCCTTTAAAGACATCAATTGATTTATTACCGTAAACTGCTAAGACACCAGCTGCCTTTTTAAAATCACCAGCAGCTTTTGCTGGTCCGATACCAAGTTCAGTTCCAAACAAAGCAATATCCTTTGTTAAGTTAAGTGCTTCTGATGAGGTTATTTGCATTGATGCTTGTAGAGAATTCATGATATCAACAACTTCTCCGCCTTTGATGCCTATCTTATCAAATTGTCCTATCTGCAATGCAAATTCTCTTTGCACTTCTTTTGACATATTAGCAGAACCTATCAAACCTTGATTAACGGCTGTAAATGCTTGTCCCATTCTCTCCATGGATAATTGCATATCAAGACCTTGCCTTGCGCCTATGGCCAATTGTTGTTGAAAGTCTCGACCTGTACCTGTTGTTGCTGCGAATTTAGCAGATAATTTGTCAACTTCGACAGCAAGGGCTATTGTGTTCTCAAGAACTCTTCCAATGATATTGCTAACAGAGAACATTCTTTTACCAGATTTTACAAACTGTTTCATCTTTTCATCGTTGTTTTTTAATTCAACGGTCATCCTCATGAAGTTGTTTACACCTTTGGTTAAATTTGAATTTCCAATTCCAATCTTGGTTGCAATTCCTCCCCAAAACCTGTCGTATTCTTTTGCAAGTTTTCTTTTTCTCCTTATGGTTTTTTCATCTTCTTTGTTTAATTCTACAATCTCCTCCAGAGTAAGCATATTCTCATGGTTCAAACCTGTTAGTTTCTCTGCTTCCTTAACTCTGGCCTCATGTAATTGTAATTCCTCCCCTGATAAGGTAAGTCCGATTTCCTGCGCCTTTAGGAGAAAATTTCTTGCGTCAATTATCCTCTGAATATTATCAAGTTCTATGGCCCTTTTGTCTCCAACAAATTCAATGGCTGCTCTTTCATCATCATCTAAAGCCTTGTTTTTCTCTTTAAGCTTGTTTATAGCTTCAAGTAGATCTTTTTCGGTGTTTAAGCCTTTATTTTTCTTATCCTGTGTTGTCATGTGTTACCCTCCTAGTCTTTGAAAGGCCACCTAATGCCTGTGATTTGTTCAAATTGTTGAACGGCTTGGTCTAACAGTTGCTTTTTCTTTTTGGATTGAAAATGGTCTTCACCATAGTGTATAAAAACATCCAAGTATTCCTTTTCGGCCAATATTGCTCTCGCATATGCTTGAACGTCTTTTTGCTCTCCACGGATAATAAACTTTAAAGTATTGTCAGTATTTTCTTCTTCTTCAAGCATTTTATGAGTTTCCATATCAGCAGTTAAAGTAACATCTTTTCCGTAAAGGTATTTTAAAAATGTTTTGTTCCAATCAGCCAATGCTCTCATCCAACTTTCCGTTAGAAGTTTCTTTTTTGTAAAATCTATTTCCATTTGTTGTCCCTCGCTATAATAAATAGTTTGTAATGAAAAACCCGAAGTTATCTTCTTCGGGCTTTACTGGCTGCTTGTTCATGAGCCTCTTTTTCTTTCTCAAATTGTTTAACCATGCGTTCAAAAAACCAGAATCTTAATCCAACAGGAAGACTATATGCTTCGCTAAATGTCCAATTCCCATGATGTATCATATTGAATATCTGTTCATAAACAGATTCCATGTAATCAGGCGTCAGGCCAAAAAAAGTCCGCGCCAAACGGAACCTCCAATTCTTGTTCGTAGCCACAAGAGTTGCATTCAAATTCATGCTTTAATTCAATATTTGGAGAAACCTTTTGATATACCTTTCTCAAATGCTTAGAATCACCAATTGGCATCACATCTATAAACTGACCTATTTGATACTTATTTGTGACTCCATTAGCAGAAACTATCATCATTCCATACTGGTTTGTTATTGCGTTGCTCGCAGTTTTTCTTTTTTGTGCATCTGCAAGGGCCTTGATCATTGTTTTTTCATCTTTACTGTTTAGTAGGCGAAATTCAACTTCAATACCGCTAACTGGCAATTTTGTCTTGAAAGTTCCATTTTCTGTTTTCTCACAATCTTCTGGTATTTCGCCATGGTGAAGTCTACTAGAATTCAAATCAAAAGTAAGTTCGCTTTTAAAACCACAACTTGGGCAAACAACTTTTGTTTCATACAAGTTTCCATAACCAGAAGTCCTAGCAGAAATTAGAATTGCATTCTTATCACCGATTAAAAGAGAGTCTACCGGAAAGTTCTTGTCCATCAAGATGTTCTCTAAAAATCTATCCAAAGCAACGCCTTTTCTGAGTAAGGCTTCTGAGCTTAATATATCTTCATCTTTTGCTGTCATATATCTAATTTCAACTTGCTCTTTGTTGCACAAAGGGTGGCTTTGATCATACCCAAGCCCTTTTGATGGTAGTAGTACAAATTGGGTTGGAGATACAAAGTCCAACAGGGCATTATTTGCTACTTGTGGTTTTGGTGTTGAAGGGGTTGGTTCTGGAGTCCCCGTCCGACTCTGGTTGTTTCTTTGGCTCAATGAGCACCTCCTTTATATTAATCTTCTTGAAATGGTTCCAAGTCTAACATCGCACGATTGTATTCAAAAGTTAGAGTTATATAGTTCATCTCATCTCCTGCATAATCTAGTGCTCCAAAATCAACAGCTGACAATTTTGGTTTTACTAACCTCCAAGTCTCCTTAAAGATAGCAGTGGTCTTTAAATCTCCACCAAGTGTTCGACCTTGATTTGTTTCGTATATTTTTTCTATTCTTACTTCACCTATGCCTGTTTTATTCTTTGCATAACCCATTGTTGCTGGGTTGATTCCTGCAAGCGGTTCTTTTCCCTTAATAGCTAAAGGATATAATCTTGCTAATGTTGCAAAGATCTGAGAAGCTGTGCTGTTACCTATACCTGCGGCATTCCAAACACCTTTAGGTCCTTTTTCGGTCATTATCATCCCTCTTGCATTTGATGTGTCAACAATTATTGGAGCGACATCTGCTATTTGAATTTCAATTGGGTCCCATCTCATCTGACCTGTTGTTTTAGCGGTAGTTAAACCTACCAAATCACTGAAAGTGTCAGTAGTGAATTTTGGTAATGAAACAGACTTTGCATGCCACATTAAACTATTGCTTCGTGTACCAATGTAAAGTCTGAAATCATATTGCTTTTGAAAAGCTATGCTGTTTGTCCAAAAAGTCACTAAAACCGCCTATTACCCACCGGTACTGAAATATGTTTTGTTACCATTTCCAGAACCAAGAGTACAAGAAGCCCAGTCATATTTGAATGTTAATTCAATCTCTCTCATATCTTCAGAGGCATAATCAAAGTCTCCGAATTTAGCTGCTGTGATGAATGCATTGTGTAGTTCCCATCTCTCTAAAGCGTTTCCGCTTTGATCAAGGGCTTCCAAAATAACATTACCGTTGTTTCCAGTAAGTTCAGCCTTAGAGAAGGAGTCAAACGCTCCATCAGAGCTTGGATCTCCGGGAATTTGATAACCTGCTGCGTCGATCATTGCCAATGTTGAATTAACGACATCGTTATCACCAGCTGGGTCAATCAATGTTACTGAAATATCGTTCCATTTAATTTTCCCGGGATAGTGAAAAACGTGATCGCTAAAGTGGTGTTCAATTGAGCTAACCTCAAAAGAAGGAGCTGATATCGACTTGGTATACCAAGCAATACCATCCGTGTTTGTAAAGATTGAAACCTTGAATCTAAATTTTCTTTTAGGTTCTGCTTCGCTTGATGTCCAAAATGCCATAGTATGTTACTCCTGTTATATGGTAAATAGTTTTTCTATTAGAATTGTACGCCGGTTCTAGAAATAATGAAGTCGACTGCGATAAATTCCACAGATCTAACTGGTTTGATAAATATCTTGGCATACATAATGTTTCTATCTACCAAATCTGCTGTGGTTGTTTTATTGTCCAGCACTAATTTATACTCGCTGATACCAAGCCTTGCTCGAGCATCACCCAAGATTCTTTCTGCTCTAAACTTGAATCTACTCCAAGTTACACTTACGTTTTGATCAAACAAAATGGTGTTTGCAATGAGTCCAATCTGATACTTTAGATATATAAGAAGTCTTCTAACGTTAATTCTGTCCAAAGCAGAAGAGTCGTTTTGAAGAGTCTTTTGTCCAAAGATAACTATCTGGTTTAATGATGGAAATCTTGCAATAGGGTTAATTCTTGCGGTATAAAGATCGTCACGATCAGTCTTAGTCAAGTGTTCCCAAGTTCCTGTAATAATGGGTCCATCTGGTCCACCAAGTTCATTGATACCACCTCTATTAAAGCCGGCTGGTGCGAACCACAACTCAGACATTCCCTGAGATTTAGCAAGTGCACCAACAGCAGCAACTGATGGAGGAACATAAAGTACGTCGTTTTGACCTCCAACCCTATCTCTTAGTCTTACCCAAGGATAGTATGCAGCTGCATATGAGTTGTTGATAAGTCGACCATTTAAGTTAGTTATTGTTCCATTGATATCACCAGTGGCAACAGTACCATTATCTTCATATCCTGGCTTATAACCACCGGGCAGGTCAATAATAGCAAGACAGTCTTGTCTTTGAGATGCCAATGACATAATCTTATCAGTAACGTCAGTTGATGTGAAACCGGGTGCCGCAATGATATCGTAGTTTACAGATTCTGGGTCTGATATTGTTTCTATTGCTTTAAATACTGAGTTGTAGGCGTAAGAACTAAGTCTTGTTTTATCTGTGAGGTTTTTGTTTGAGAAGGGCTCAACCTCAGTCAAATCAAGACCGTTGTGTCCACCAAAAAGAGGAACTCTAAACTGTCTTACTTTTTTCTCAAACAATTTATCCAAACCAAGCTCAGCTGCAACTGATTTTTGAACAGATGCATCCAATTCGTGTGAACCAGAATTGTGATAGAATTCTGTTGTTGTACTTCCCGACATTATATCATCCATTGCAAATACAAAAGAATATTCTAGTGAATCAGGTAAGGAAGCATTTTCACCTTGGTGATGAGTTAAAGTATTTGATGCATTAGAAGGAAGAACTCTAATAATATCAATATAAGAGTCATCTCTGTTAGCTGATGTACCTTTACTATGTCTTACCCCATAAACATCAGTTGGTTCGTAATTTGTTCCATTTACATTTGAATTTATAGTGGTCAATTTTAGAGATGGAAATTGTAATGAACCTGTAAACTTGTTTGGCAATCTCGCAAATTCACCAGAACTACCACCCGCACAAGGAACAGATGCATTAGATCTAACAAAAGCATGTGCCTCTTGAGCTGTTGGACTTGCACCAGCAACCGTAGAGGTTGTCGATATCGCATCGTATGCACTAACGTTAACAGTTAAATTTGCAACTGTGGTTATGGAAGAAGTTGCCTCTATTGTCACTATGTTGTTAGCACTATCATAAGACGCATTATATTCCGGCAACAGATCAAACGCTGCTGCGTAAAATGTCCCTCTTAAATCTTGGCCAGCAGCATTTGCCGCATTGATACCATGGTGAACCATCATACCCTCAAAAATGTATGGATCTGCATGTGTTCCTGATCCGACCCAAGAACCTGTGCCAAGCGGATTGGTTGTTGTTCCGATTGCTCCAAAATTTGGAACGGATTCTGCATCTGTATGTGCATCAAACCTAAAGTAACCTTCGCCAGCGGCACCACTGATTGCTCCGGTAACATGAAACGATTGAGCATCAGTTGTTGCTGTGGTTGGAACTGTTATTAGTGCTTGTGCTGGATGTCCAGCAACGACTTCATTAGTAGTTCCAAATTGATGTACATTTGGTCGAGTCTCTAGTAATGTAAAACCTATTGGCCTTAATGGTCCATAAAAACCTACCGGAATTTTATGAGTATCAGAAATTTGTTGATTTTTTACAGCCTCTGTTACTTCAATGTAAATATAATCTGAGTTGTTTACATATTCACCTCGGACATTGTATTTTGTATTTACCGAATCCCATTCAAGATATTGGTCTCCAATTACTTTTGATATATAATTCTCAGAAGATGGATCAAGATTTAGTCCTGCAAATTGTTCTACAACTGTTCCGTCTTTAGCAACAACTTCTAATGTAAAAGTTGAGTTTGGACTACTTGTGTCTCCTAAAGATAAAGATGAAATTTGAATTTCATAGTTGTTTTGAATCCACTCTCCATCGTGAATTGCGATACATCTGAAGAGTTTTTCTTGATGTGGTTTTCTGTTTATAAACCAACCGGTCTTTGCTGGTAACATATCTTTGAAATGATCAGCCCAGTTCAAGGAGCCGGAATGTAAAGCTAAAAGAATACCAAATTGCTTACCGGCTGCTGTGTTTGTGTTTGACGCAACAGCAGCTTCATAAGTTTCCCCTAAGAAGTAAGACTTATTTGAAAGTCCAAAGTTTTTGTTTCCTTTGATTAACTGTGGGTTGGTAGAAATTACATCTCTAATATAATTTGAAGATCCTGCTGTGAAGTCAAAAGTAAACTTTTCGCCCTCAGTATCTGCATCTGTCATTAAAGATATCGCGAATTTGTTAGCAGTTCCCCCAATAGAATCTATCAACGTTCCAACTGAGGCTGTTGCAGTCTGAGTGGTATCTTGAGCGTTCAAACCACCATCAGTGATATTACCAGAAAGAGCCATAGCAGCTCCAGTAACATAAAAAACAGCAGCAAGAGAACCAGTTGGCACTGTTCCAGCAGTATAAGAAGAGGAGGGGAAAATAAACAAACCATAAGCAGAAGCATTAAATAGCGGTCTTGCATCTGGATCTGCTGCATTATCAAGTGACCATCCCGCAAGTTCTGAATTGCTATCAGCGGCACTGTTTGCTTCTCCCAATAGTCGAACATAAGTGACTGGTGTTGTTTGTGAAGCAAGATGTGCTTGAGCAGCATATACGCCATAGGTTGGTCCAAGGGTGTTTCCGTTTCTCCAAACATCATTATCTTGTGAACCTTTTCCTGAAATGCCGAGTCCAAATATTGTGTTGAAATCGTCGAGTGTTTTTACTCTAATTGGCTTCATAGCCGGTCCAGAAAGAGAGCGACCAATAATCAAGGGTCCCAAATCTTCACTAACCACTTGTGGCAAAGCGGATTCATCAACCTCGGTCAATTGTATACCGGGTGAAATAAAATCAAATTTTCTAGGCATTAAGTTTCTCCTTATTTAATACATTTATCTCTTATAAATAGTCACCTAAAAGAGCAAACGCTCTATCATCTATAATCCTTATCTTTCTTTTTCCATGGGATTTTATCACCAAGCATTTTCTTTTCAGATGTAAATCTTATTCTCACTTGGTTTTCTCTTCTGGCGAGCAGTGGTTTTTTTCTAGAATAACCTTCACCGCTCAAATATCCTAACACTTTTATATCAACTTTGGTTTCAAACATTCTCTCATCTTCTGCGATGTTAGAAGTGTTATTATTCATTGAAAAGTCTTGTTGTATAAAAGCCTCGTAACGGTGTCCGTTCTTTTCGAAGATAAAACAATTTATCTGACCTGTAACTGCTATGAAAGGTTGTAAAAGGTCATTCATTTGTTGCTGATACTCTGTTCTCAGGGTTACTGAATAGGTCATTGCTACATACGTTGGTATAGGTGCGTTATAAGTGTCGTAAACGATTTGATTGTTTTCGTCTACTTTTCCTGTCTGTTGCTTATTCTCAGTAGCTTTTTGGGCTTGTTCTGATTGAAAGTTTTGTGTCTTGTCTTGATTTACCCTTACGGCTGCTGCTTCTGCACCGCCTTTATAATCTTCGTTCTCAAAGCTATGTGCTATGTGGGCACCTTTGAAAGCAGGGTCTTTTGTCATTCCAGTTCTATTAACTGTTACAAGAGGTAGGATAAGTTTTCCAACCTTGTCTCTAATTCTTACATCTTTTTTGATCTGCCACACCCTTTCAGAGCCAAGCCAAATAACAGGTACTTTATAAACTCCTTTGTTCGTTTTTGTGTGCAAATCGAGTTTTTCATCAATCCATTCATATAAGCCGGTATCAATTGTTTCAATACTGGATTCTTGAAAGTGAATATATTCGTCATTACTCGGCATTAAATACTCCATCTCTTGCTCTTATACAGTCAGCTACAATTTCAAACTGCACATCAGCTTGACCAAATAGGTGTTTTGGCTCGTTTGTCTTTACTATTTCATAAAATATTTTTCCGTACTTTATGAAGTCTCCCTCTCTAATAAATAGATCCTGATCTTCTGTTAGACGTCGCTTGTGAAACATAACCTTTAAACCAGTCTTTTTATCCAGAGCTATATTCTCCAACATAGCGGTCTCAACCCCCTGATACTCAACTCTTGCAAAAACCCTGATGGGAGGAAGGAAAGTTTTTTCAATTGCTTCTCCGTATAAGGGGTGAAAGTTAGTGTGGTCAATATCTATGGGAAAATATAGTAACTGCTGTCCTGCAACTCGTTCGATGATTTCATCGTTAACTTGTTTTACAAGGTTCTTTTCCTTTTCTCCAAGAAACATTGGAGGAGGAGGGGCATCTGGTTTTTTCCATTTGTTATCTGACATTTATTTATCCTACGAATATTTTAAGAGGGGCGTCTGATATAATATCTTTTGCTTTCTCGGTCATTGTTGCATCTTGATCCATTAGTTTATTATAGGTCATTTCATCTAATTGTTTTTGCAACTCTTCTTTTAAAGCTTGTTTTTCTTCCTTGGCTTGAGACAACAAATCCGATGCATTCAGTGTTACGTTATCTCCAGGGATTGGAACGTTTCCGCCGAACTTTCCTCTAATTTGTCCAAGAATTTCCTTACATAAAGCAAGAGAGTATCTTCTAATCCACTGTTTACCAATAGAGTTAATTTTTTCATACGGTATATTTTCAAAAGGAAGTGTGTTCATGTTATTAACACCATCTTGTCCTGTATTCTTGTCATCATTCCATATATCACCATCTTCAATTGTAAATCTAAACCAAAACTTTTCTGGCGATACACTATCTGGTATCGGATATAGTCTCAATTTGTTATCTATAATCTCATATGAATAGTGAGATGTTCTGGTATAAAGGTGATCTTCATATGCCATTGCTTGTAATTTGTTATGCCAAGCAGGAATAACTTGAAATGTTGAGTCATCGGCATATTGTCCATAGTTGTGAAAATCTCCAACAACATTTAATCCACCATAATACCCATAGAACCTCCACATTTGTCGAGGAGTCACATAATACATCTGCCTTATCTTTATTCTTGGGTTATTAACCATTTTATTGTAATAAGGAAAGTCTGCATGATCTGTATTAAATGAAGAAGCCGAAACAATGGTCTGTAGATCGTAATCTTGCTGGTCAGAAACAGAGTCAAATGAAGCACTGTATAGGGTCTCTGTACCGCCTATTCCAGTTTCTTTGGCAAATGCATCACCAACTCGAAAAGCAGCCTCAAATGAGAACTTGGGGTACTTTAAAGCATAATCTTGAGGACCATCTGTGATCTCTCCTCTGTGATTAAATGAGCCCGTTTCTGAACCTAACGCAGAACCGATCACATTCTTTGATTGATGCATATTTATTATATAAGAATATTCTAAACAAGACTCTTCATAAGCAGCATACACACTGCCACTTGTTATCTCGATATCGAGTACGTCTCCGCCAAGTCTTTTGTACACAAAAGCAACTTGTGCTACTGCTCCTGTTACAAAAGCAGCAGAGCCAGAATAGGCTCCAATGGGACAAGCATCAGTTACTTCTGAATTTGCAGGGGTTGAACCATTAAAGGACCCTGTCTTTGGCAAAACTATTGCCGATGTTGTTGAGGTTGGTGTTAAAGTAGGTAAAGCCATTCATTATTTCTCCGGTCTAATATAAGTAGTTTTCCTAGAAAGAAAAAGCCCCAAGCATATGCAAGGGGCAACGGAGGACTAATATAATATTAGTAAATAGTTTTTATTCCTTGGAATCTTCCTTTTTCTTCTTAGCAGCAGCGGCTTTTTTCTTAGCGGCTGCGTCGGCTTTACGCTTTGCAGCAGCAGCTTTTTGCTTCTCAGCTTCTTGTGCCTGCTTCTCAGCTTCGGCTGCTTGAGCAGCTTCTTCTCTTCGGCGTTTAGCTAACATTCTTCTTCTTCCAGACATATAAGGACTCCTTTTATAACTAAATAGTTAGTAAATAATAAAAAAGCCATCGTAAGATGGCTTTGATATTTCAGGCAAATAAACTTGAATTATAGATCATCTGGTTCCATAAAACCTGTCACACGAATAAGAAACTTACCTTGTGTCATGGCTGTTGATGTTCCACTAGTGGATCCACCGCTAAAACTAGATATTGTCAAATCCGCAGACAATGCGGCACCTGCCGCACTGACCCCATTTACTAAAGCAATTGTTGTATTACCACCAACACCAGCGGTACCTTGAGTAATGTTAACAACTTTATCGGTTGCTGAGGCATTAAATTTCCCATGATTATTAATAGCAGCAGCAATTGATGTTGCCATTTCTGCTAGAGATGGTGTTCCACCATAACCAATTGTTCCACTAGATGATGATCCTTTGTTAGTTCCTGATTGAAAAATATGTTCAACAACGGTTCCATCTGTCGCAACGACAACTATTCTAGAAACTCCAGAATCAAGCTGTCCCGTTACAAAAGTATCATCTACGGTAATGGATGCTGCGGCAGTTCCAACAGCTGCATTTCCACCTGCACCGGTTGCGATATAAACATATTTATTTGCTAAACTGTTTGCAACCATTGTTCCATCACTTGCATTTGTAATCCTGTGAGTACCAGCAGCATTTCCAA